ATGCAATCTTCCCCCCAGCTCTTTGAACGCCAGATCGAACTTGAACGTGAATCAACCTCGCTAGGCATCGTCCGCTACGCGAAGGCTCAGGCCCGCGCCGACGAAGCCGACACTGGACCAGGCCGCAGACTCGTACTTGCCGCCGTGGCTGATACCGGGGCCGCGATCAGAGCCTTCGTGGCTGACGCCGACACCGGCCGCCCCGGGAAACGGCACGCGGCCGTGAAGTGGCTCAAGGAGATGGACGCCGACGCTTGCGCCTACCTCACCGCCACCATTTGCGTGAACGCCCTGACCGGCAAGAAAGCCCACGTCACCGGCGTCGCCCGGTCGGTCGGCTCGGCGCTGGCCCAAGACATCAACTACAAGCTGCTGCGCGACACCCACAAGGGCCTCTACCGGGTCGTCCAGGAGCAGCTCAAGAAGTCCACCTCGGCGCACCACGCGACCGGCGTGATGAACCACACCCTCGTGAAGGCCAACGAGAAGGCCGCCGCCGATCGCGCGGCAGGCAAGCCGGATGCGAAGGCCGAGATGCCCATCCTCGCGTTCGATGCGCGCACCGAGGTTACGATCGGTATGAAGCTAATCGAACTCTTCATCCAGGCGACCGGGCTTGCCGAACTTTATGAGTATCGGTCTGCCGCGCGCTCGTCGCTGACCGTGCTCCGCGGTACTCCGAAGATCATGGAGTGGCTTGAGAAGGCGCATGACAGCGCGTCCATGTTCTTGCCCGTGTGGTTGCCAATGCTGGTTCCGCCGCAGCCCTGGACGACCCCCACCAACGGCGGCTATCTCACCGACATCGGGGGTCGGGCCGACCTGGTGCGCACCCGCAACCGCGCCTACAAGGCCGAGCTGGCGAATGCCGACATGCCCGAGGTTTACCGCGCCCTCAACCTGATCCAGGGGACTGCGTGGAAGATCAATAAGGCCGTCCTCGAAGTCATGCAGCAGGCGTGGGAAGCGGGCGGCCTCATTGGCGGCCTGCCCGACCGAGAACTGACTGCTCTGCCCGATCAGCCGGCGCTGCTGGCTGAGAATCCCGAGTTCTACCGTGAGCACCACGCGGACGACTTCAAGGCGTGGAAGCGCAGCCGCGCCGCGGTGTACGAGCAAAACGCCAGAAGCGTCTCTCAGCGCGTAGCCGCGGCACAGAAGATCGACCTCGCGCTCAAGTTCAGAGACGAGGCGGCGATCTACTTCCCGCACAACTTGGACTTCCGCGGCCGGTGCTACCCCATTCCGTCGATCCTCACGCCGCAGGGCGACGATCAGGCAAAGTCCCTGCTCACATTCGCCAAAGGAGCGCGCCTCGGCGCTGATGGGGTGTTCTGGCTCAGCATCCACCTTGCGAACTGCTTCGGCGTCGATAAGGTCAGCTTCGAAGACCGCGTGGCTTGGGTCATGGCAAACGAGGACGCCATTCTCGACTCGGCTCTCAACCCGCTCGACGGTGAGCGGCTGTGGTGCAAAGCCGACTCGCCCTATTGCGCACTCGCCGCATGCTTTGAGTGGCTCGGCTATCGCCTTAACGGCGAAGACCACGTGTCACACCTGCCGGTCGCGCTCGACGGTTCCTGCAACGGTCTACAGAACTTCTCCGCGATGCTGCGCGACGAGATCGGCGGCGCGGCGACGAACCTGATCGCGCATTCGAAGCCGGCTGACATTTATACAGAGGTGTTGACCCTGGTCGCAGCCCGCGTAAGGACGGACGCTGAGGCGGGAATCTCCGCAGCCCTTGTGCTCGATGGCCGGCTGTCGCGGAAAATCGTGAAGACGCCAGTTATGACGCTTCCTTACGGCGTCACGAAGTCCGGTATGCGCGCTCAGGTACTCGACGCAGCGTCGAAGGAAGGAATCAAGCTGGACTGGGACGCGGCCGAATATCTGGCGGAACTACTGTGGAAGTGCATTGGCGAAGTCGTGATCGCTGCTCGGCACGCGATGGACTGGCTCAAGGCCGCATCTAAGGTTGCATCGGCGGGCGACCTGCCGATCAGCTGGACAACCCCTGCCGGGTTTCCGGTTCTCCAAGAGTACCGCGAGGACAAGGGCAAGCGCCTGCAAATGCACGTAGGCGGGCGGGTGATGGATATAACAGTGGCTATAGACGGTACAACCCTCGATCGCCGTCGCCAGGCTCTCGGTATCAGTCCGAACTTCGTTCACAGCTGCGACGCATCCCACATGATGCTCACAGTGAACGTGGCGGCGGACAACGGACTGGACAGCTTCGCGATGATTCACGACTCCTACGGCACGCACGCCGCGCACACTGGAGTCATCGCAGCTGCACTGAGGCACGCTTTTGTGCAGCAGTACGAGGGAGACGTGCTGGGAGCGTTCCGCGACGAACTCGTTGCGCAGCTTCCGATAAATCTCGGCGAAAAAATCCCGCCACTCCCGCCTACTGGCAACTTGGACCTGACCGCAGTCAACGATTCCAGGTACTTCTTTGCCTGATTCATCCCACATTTGCAACATAAACCACAAAGGAAGCGCATGAGCATCAACTTCAACCACCAGCTCGGAACCTACGTCGCGCAGGACAGCGTGGGCCAGGTCGTCGGCATCTACAGCCCGCAGGAACACGGCGACATCGCCGGCTTCCGCAACGCGATGGCGCGGCTCAACGACTAATGAGCGCGCAGTTCAACCACAAGCCCCCCTCGCCGTGGCCGGTGCCGCGGCTGTGGCTTCCCCCGCAGCGCACGCCGACTCCGATCTATGCACGCTGAGCCACGCCTTCGCCGCCACGTCCTGTACTCCCGCAGCGCCGAGGCCGCCTCGCAAGGGGCGTTCGCGGTCATCAACGGAATGCAGGGCATCGAGCACCCGGCCGATCAGCTGATCGGCTTGGCGTGCGCACTCAAGTACACCGCGGATGCCTGCGGGCACGACCCGCTCGACCTGATCGTTCTCGTCGAGCGCATGGAAGCCGACTGCCGGTTCCGCGAAGTGAACACCCTCTCGGCGGTCGCGAAGTACGCCGACATCGAGATCGCGGGGAAGCTGCAATGAGCGGCTACCTCGACACCCTGCACGCGATCCGCGAGTTCCAGCTGGAAACCACTGGCCGCGCGGACGCCGCAATCGAGGCACGCCTGATCGAGGCGGGCCACATCATCAATCCCCTCTACGAGTTCAACGATGACGCAGAAGAAACCGGCGCGTAAGCGTTACGTGTCGCCCAAGGGCACGGCCATCTGGCCGCGCTTGAATCAGCCCGATACCAAGTTCGACGCCGATGGCGTTTACAGCGCCAAGCTGGCGTTCGACGGCTTCGACGAAGCTGCCAACAAGCTGATCGCCGAACTGACCGCAGTCCGCGAGGCGGAGTTCAGGAAATACCTCTCGGAAAATCCGAAGTTCAAGAAGGTCGCGAAGCTGGTGGACTTCTTCTCGGCCGAGCTGGACGACGAGGGCGAAGAGACCGGCCGCACCCTCATGAACTTCAAGATGAAGGCCAAGGTGACCGCCAAGAAGACCGGCAAGGTCTACGTCATGAAGCCGGTGATCGTCAACGCGAAGAAGGCGATCCTCAAGAACCCGCCCAACATCGGTGGCGGTAGCCAGCTCAAGGTTTCCTTCGAGGTGATGCCGTACTTCAACGCGAAGGACAAGGAATTCGGCCTGTCGCTGCGCCTCGTCGGCGTGCAGATCATCGACCTGGTGGAATTCGGCGGCGGTGCGGCTGCGGCCAATGACTTCGACGACGAGGAAGGCTACGACGCCGACGGCGCCGAAGATTCCAGCGAAGACAGCGAAGACGAAAGCGAAAGCGGTGACGCCGAAGAAAGCAGCGGCGATTACTGATTCGCCGGCCGGGGAGACGCAACTCTGCGTCTCCCTGGTGTTTCCGATAGAGCCCCTGCCCGCCTCGCGTCCGCGCGTGACCAAGTGGGGAACCTACATCGCTAAGCCATACAAGGGCTGGCTCGCGGAAGCGGCCAAGTACCTCAAGACCGTCAACGCCGTGGTCCCCGAAGGCCCGCTCGTTGTTGTGGTCGAAGTCGTCTGCACGAAAGCGCGGACCTCGAAGCTCGTGACGCCGAAGGGCGACATCGACAACTACCTCAAGGCTCCGCTCGACGCCATCACCCACGCGAAGCTGTGGGAAGACGACAAGTGGGTCACCACGGTGATCGCCAGCAAGCGCTTCGCCGCCACCGGCGAGTCTGCACACACTTCCGTTCGCATCTACGCAACGGCCCAGCAAACCGTATTCGCTCGTGTCTGTGAGTTCATCGGGGCGCTGTTTCGCTGATGCGCCTCAAGAAGATGGCACCGGCTGAGCTGCTGTACGTGCTGGCATCCATGACGCGTCCGACCCACGAGGTCAACGCGGCCGAACTGGCACGCATCCACCGCACGCAAGGCTTCTCGAAGATCGCAGTCCACTACGTCATCGAGCGCGACGGTTCCGTACATACGGGACGCGCCTCGGACGAACCCGGCTGCTTGGCTCCTGGCTCAAACCACCGCGCATTGCAGGTGTGTCTGATCGGGGGTCTCAGCGAAGCCCTCGTTCCCGCCGACACATTCACTCCGCAGCAGCGATCCGCGCTCCGGGCACTGGAGAAATCACTCCAGCTCCCCGTCGTGTTCGACCGCGCCTGCATCTGCCTCCAGGAATCCACATGAAAGTTTCCAAGCAAGCCGCGCTCGTGCGCAACCACCTGTTCACCGAAGCGCACCTCACGAGCTGGCAGGCCGAGGGCGTCTACCGCATCCGCCGTCTGGCTTCGCGAATCAGCGAACTCAAGAACGCCGGCTATGAAATCGAGAAGGCGCGCTGCACGGACGCCACCGGTCAGCCGTACACGCGCTACTCGTTCTCGAAGGCGCAGAAGCGCACCCGTGCGCCGCGGAAAGAGCCGGTGCAGTCGCAGCGTCGCTATACGGTTGCCGAGCTGCAAGCCGGCTACGCCGACTACGCGATGAAGCAGGACTACTTCGACGATCGCTACTCCGCGGAGAGCGACGCCAGGGACTTCGCCCGCTACATGGAGACCCACGCGTGAACACTGCCAACGCGATGCGTCTCGCATTCGACGCAGCATCGACCAACACCCCGAAGACCCAGCGCACCCGCCTGTACGCCATGGTGCGCAGCGCACTCAATCGGAAGATCGGCCTGACCTTCCACCGCTCGGCGTGGTCCGTGCTGCGTGGAAAACGGTGAGTCTCAGTTCGTAGCCAAGGAGCCGTGCCCGGAGTGTGGATCGCGAGACAACCTCGCGCGCTACGACGACGGGCACGGCCACTGCTTCGGCTGCGGGCATCACGAGAAGGGCGACGGTACTTACTCGCCCTCTCCATCAACCACCAAGAGGCGCATGACTGACTTCGCAAGTGGTGAAGCACAGGCGCTCGGCGCACGTGCCCTCACCGAAGAGACCTGCCGGAAGTACGGCTACTGGGTCGGAAAGAACAAAGACGGCAAGACCTGCCAGATCGCGAACTACCGACGTGACGGGCAGATCGTAGGACAGAAGCTCCGCTTCAAGGACAAGAAGTTCGCCTTCCTCGGCGACTCGAAGCAATCCGGCCTCTTCGGTCAACACCTGTGGCAACCCGGGCGCCGCCTGGTCATCACCGAGGGCGAGATCGACTGTCTCTCGGTCGCACAGGCGCTCAACCTCAAGTGGCCCGTGGTGTCCCTGCCGAACGGCGCGCAAGGCGCAGTGCAGGCAATCAAGCGTGAGATCGAATGGGTCGAGGGCTTCGATGAAGTCGTCCTCATGTTCGACATGGACGACCCCGGCCGTGAAGCCGCGGAAGCCGTCGCCGAGGTGCTCACCCCGGGCAAGGCGCGCATCGCCCAGCTCCCGCTGAAAGATCCGAACGAGATGCTCGTGGCGGGCAAGGAAAGCGCGATCGTGAGCTGCATCTACGAGGCGCAGACGGTGCGCCCAGACGGTGTGGTCACCTTCGGTTCGCTCAAGGACCGCGTGCTCGCTCCCGTGCAGGTCGGCCTGCCCTGGCCGTGGCCGGAGCTAACACGGCTCACGCATGGCCGACGCTACGGCGAGGTGTACGCACTCGGGGCCGGCACCGGCGTAGGCAAAACCGACTGCTTCATGGAGATCGTCGAGTTCACGGCGATCGACCTCAACGAGAAGTGCGGCTTGTTCTACCTGGAGCAGCCGCCGACGGAGACCGGAAAGCGTCTCGCGGGCAAGCATGCGAACCGTAGGTTCCACGTACCGGACGCCGGGTGGACGCAGGAAGAACTCGCGGAGACCTTCGACAAGATCGAGGCCACCGGTAACGTGTTCCTGTACGACCACTTCGGTTCGTCCGACTGGGAAGTGGTCAAGGCCAAGATGAAGCACATGGTGCTCGTCGAGGGCGTCAAGCACATCTTCCTCGACCACCTGACCGCGTTCGCCGCAGAGGCCGACGACGAGAAGAAGACGCTGGAGTCGATCACCGCTCAGATCGCGAAGTTCGCTCAGCAGTACAACATTTGCTTCTACTTCATCTCCCACCTGGCGACGCCCGAGGGCAAGCCCCACGAAGAGGGCGGTCGCGTCATGATTCGTCACTTCAAAGGCTCCCGAGCGATTGGCTTCTGGAGCCACTTCATGTTCGGCATGGAGCGGGACCAGCAGGCCGAAGACCTCACGGTCCGCAGCACGACCACGTTCCGCATCCTCAAGGATCGCTTCACCGGCCAAGCTACCGGCCACTGCCTGTATCTCTGCTACGTCGCAGAAACCGGGCGGCTCGTGCAAGGCGCAGAACCGCAGCACGACGACAACGGCTTCGCCGATGAATCCGGCGGCACCGATTACTAGCCGCAGTCACGTCGGCTACATCCCCATCGACGCTCCCCTCGCCTTCGCGGCGAGCTTGGCGTTGCCCTACGAACTCCCGAAGACACAAGCGGCTTGCGTTTCCCGATTCGGGAAGCCAGGCCGCCGCGTGGTCATCCACATCACACCCGAGGAATTACCCGAATGAGCAACTCCAAAGTCGCCACCGCCATCACCGCCGGCCTGCGCGCGATCCTGCTCTACATCCGCCCGGCAGAAAGCGTCGAGAAAATCGCCGCGCAACTGCACGCCACCCACGGCCGCCTGCTGGACGCCCGCGAGCGCCACAACGCCGAAGCCAAGGCCGCCGAAGAGAAGGCCGCCGTGATGATCCGCAAGGCGATCTCGATGCGCGCCGAAGCCGGCCGCGCCCACCGCGTCGCTTCCCGTCTGAACGACCTGCTGTCGTGACCTTCCGGGCCTACGCCGCGGCGATCCTGGCGGTGCTTCCCAAGGGTGCTCGCGAGGTGTCGATCCTCGCGGGTGGTGCCCTTCGTGCCTACTACGACGGCACAACGGTCAAAGACTACGACCTGTTCTACCGCAATCCCGAGCATCTCCGTCGCGCCGCGCTGGCGCTCGCGGAGAACGGCTTCCAGTTCATCCGCGCGGTGGGCGGCTCGGCCGTTTGGCTTTCCCCCTGCGGCCGGGAGTTCAACCTCGTCTCGCTGGTGTTCGGCGAGCCTGAAGACCACGTGGGTCGTTTCGATTTCCGCTGCTGTCAGTTCGCGGCGTACTACGTGTTCAACGCGGGCGGGGTTCGCGGCGCGACGGCCTTGCGCACTCTCAAGGTGAACCAAGCGCGCGTCGATTGCCGCAAGAAGCGCATCAAGTTGCAGAACAACAATGGCACCGAGAGGACCGCCAAGCGCATCGAGCACTACGAGAACGACTACGGCTACAGCCTCATGGGCATCAAGCTGTCGCCCAACGCTCGGCCGCGACGCATCCGACGATACGTCGCACGTCGCCCGATCTCCGGCACCGGGCACGAGTCGTAAGTGATCGAAGGCTACGGCTTCGATTGTGAGACCGATGGCCTGCTCGACGAACTGACGAAGATTCACTGCATCCATCTTCGTAAGCTGGCCCTGGACGGAACACCGACAGGGCCGCCGATCAAGGCGAACAACGTCAACGGCGACATCACCATCGCCGCGGCCGTGGAACTGCTACGCAACGCGGAGTTCATCACAGGTCACAACATCGTCGGGTTCGACATCCCCGCAATCGCGAAGGTGTTCCCCGACTTCCGCGTCAAGCGCGCCATCGATACCCTGCTCCTGTCCACGCTGATCTACCCCGACCTGCGCGATCGGGACTTCAACACCCTCAAGAAGAAACCCGGCCGCCTGCCGGGCCAGATGGTAGGCCGCCATTCGCTCGAAGCCTGGGGCTACCGCCTCGGCGAGTGGAAGGGCGACTACTCGGAAATGATGAAGGCGAAGGGGCTCGATCCCTGGGCTGCGTGGAATCAGGAGATGGACGACTACTGCGCTCAAGACGTGGTGGTCACCCTGCTGCTCTACGCGCTGCTCATGTCGAAGGGCCTGTCGGACGAGGCCATCCACCTCGAACACTCCATCGCTCCGATCCTGACCAGGCAGACGCGGTACGGCTTCCTGTTCGACGCAGCCCGTGCGAACAAGCTGGAACGAGAACTGCTGGAGAAGCGCGCCGAGATCGCAAGCGCCCTATCCAAGGTCTTCGTACCGTGGGAAGAACTCGGCGCCGAGAAGATCGCCAAGCGCAACGACAAGGTGCGCGGTCGCGTCAAGGGCGAGCCGTATCGGGTCGTCAAGAAGTACGTCTTCAACCCCGGCTCGCGCGACCACATCGCCAACCGCCTCAAGACGCTCTACGGCTGGAAGCCCACGGTGTTCACGCCGGAAGGCAAGCCGAAGATCGACGAAGAGGTGCTAAGCGAACTCAAGTTCCCCGAGATCGCGCTGCTGCTGGAGTACCTCACGGTCGCCAAGCGGTTGAGCCAGTGCTCCACGCCGGCACCGAAGATGCTCAAGAGCGGCCAAGCCAGCAAGGCGAAGGCCAAGAAGTCCGAAGCGTGGATCGATGCGGTCAGCAAGAAGGACGGGCGCATCCACGGCCGTGTGAATCAGAACGCCGCTGTCACCGGGCGTATGACCCACAGCGGCCCGAACATGGCGCAGGTGCCAAAGGTTCAGCACTGCAAGAAGCGCGGCGTGCTCATGGGCCTGGAAGGTGGCTGGGGCTACGAATGCCGCCAGCTGTTCACCGTACCCAAGGGCAAGAAGCTGGTCGGCGCCGACGCATCCGGCCTGGAGCTGCGCTGCCTCGCTCACTTCATGGCGCTCCATGACGGCGGCGCTTACGCACGCATCCTGCTCGAAGGCGACATCCACACCGTCAACATGGAAGCGGCGGGCCTACCGAACCGCGACGCAGCCAAGACCTTCATCTACGCCTTCCTGTACGGCGCGGGCGACGGAAAGATCGGCTCGATCATCGGCAAGGGCCGCAAGGCCGGCGGCATTCTCCGCAAGCAGTTCCTCGCGGGACTGCCGGCGCTCCGCAAGCTCGTTGCCGGCGTCAAGAAGGCCGCAGCGAAAGGGTGGATCAAGGGCCTCGACGGTCGCCGTCTGCACATCCGCTCTGACCACGCCGCGCTCAACACGCTGCTGCAATCGGCCGGCGCCCTGGTGATGAAGAAGGCGCTGCACATCCTCGACACGCGCTTGCAGGAACTCGGGCTTGTCCCGGGCGTGAACTACGAGTTCGTGGCGAACGTACACGACGAGTGGCAGATCGAGGTCGATGAAGAGTACGCCGAGCTTGTCGGCCGAACCGCTGTGGAATCCATCACCGCGGCCGGCGACTACTTCGGCTTCCGCTGTCCTTTGGCCGGCGAATACAAGATCGGCAACAACTGGGCTGAAACCCACTGAGTAAACAACGCAACACGAATCCCGCAGGCGTCCTCGTGCGCTCTGCAAAACGTCGGGCATTGAAGCGCGGACTTCCTTTCGACCTCACCACTGAGGACGTGGAAGTGCCGCGCTTCTGCCCTGCGCTAGGTATCCCCCTCTACCGAGCGGCGGGCGCCGCTGCGCAGGGGCCGAATTCTCCGACGCTGGATCGAATCAAGCCCGAACTGGGCTACGTGCGCGGAAACGTGCGCGTCATTTCTTCACGCGCGAACCAAATCAAATCCGATGCGACCCCTGCGGAACTTCTGCAAGTCGCCTGCTATTACCAGGAGAACTCATGAGAATCCCCAAGCTGAGCGCTTGCTGCGAGATCGACATCTTCGGCACCCACGAACGCGACCGACACTTCCGTGGTCCCGGCGTCGCCCTGCGGATCAGCGCCCGCATCAACGGCCAGGTGTACGCCGTCCATCAAGAGCTGCGCTCGGAGNCGGCGTCGCCCTGCGGATCAGCGCCCGCATCAACGGCCAGGTGTACGCCGTCCATCAAGAGCTGCGCTCGGAGATGCTCGACGACAACAGCTACGGCGAGCACATCATCTGCCAGCTGGAGCGGCAGATCGGACGCGAGATCGTCCGCGGCAACACGCCGGACGATCCGCGGCGGAGCATCGAGTACGTCATGGCTGACGCGCCGAGCTTCAATGGCGAAGTGCGCCGCACCCGATGACCCCGCTCGCTCAGCTCAAGCTCGTCGCCTGCGCGGTACTGCTCGCGGTCCTGGCGTACCTGATCTACGACTACACCACGCTCAGCAGCAGGAACGACAAGCTCGCCGAAGAGAACCGCGAGACCAAAGACCAGCTCGCCGACGTGTCCCGCCGCCTGGAAACCGTCTCCGAAGAGATGGTGACCCGCGCCGAGTTCGACGCCGGTGTCCGCAAGCGCCGAGCGCAAACCCAATCCCGAATCAACGAGGTCTCCAATGAAGCATCGCCTGCTGGCGATTACCTGCGCGAGCGTATTCCTGACGGCGTGCGTGAGACATACCGCCAGTAACCCGTTCCTGCAACCGTGTGTGATCGAGGGCGACCATGCGTCGCTCGTCGAGGTCATGCTCGATCCCACGTCCACCACGAAATCCATCATCAACTTCGCCGGCCAGGCCGAAGACGCGGTTACCCGCTGTAACGGGCAGTTGGAGAGCGCTCGTAGGGTGGAAGGCGCGCAGTGAAGCGTAAGCCGCTCACGCTCCTGATCGACGCCGACGTATTTCGCCACCAACTCGCCTACGGCAACACCAAGTCCATCGACTGGGACGGCGACGGTGACGTAACGGAAATCCTGGACTACGACCGAGCGCGCGACGATCTTGACGGCGAGATCGACAACCTGGTGCGAAAGTTCAAGGCGACCGACTTCGTACTCGCCCTGTCCTGCCCTGAGCATAACTTCCGCAAGGACGTGCTCAGCTCGTATAAGCAGCTCCGGCACGAGAAGCCGAGGCCGACCCTTTGGCACTTCGTGGATGAGTGCATTCGTGAGAAGTATCAGGACAAGGTGGTCATGCGCCATTCGCTCGAAGGCGACGACATCCTCGGCACACTCGCGACACATCCGGCGCCCCGCCGCGCACCGAACGCTCGCATCGTGGTCTCGATCGACAAAGACCTGCGCACGATCCCGTGCCGCCTGTTCAATCCACAGAAGCCCGACCTCGGAACGCTCACGATCTCCGAGCACGACGCGAACCTGTTCTGGATGAAACAGACGCTCACCGGCGATAGCACCGACGGATACATCGGATGCCGTGGTATCGGCCTGGACAAGGCCGACAAGGCGCTCATGCCGGTCCACGAGCAATACCGCGATGCGCCCGTTGAAAAACATCTGGCCGCCCTGTGGGCCGCCGTGGTGAAGACCTACGAGGCCAAGAAGTTCACGGCCGCCGACGCACTGACTCAAGCACGCCTCGCTCGCATCCTGCGGCACGGCGATCTCAACTACAAAACCAACGAGGTTCTCCTGTGGAAACCATCTTCGCCTTCCTGACGGTCATCGCCGTCATCATTGCCGTGATCTACACCCTGATGTGGTCGGTCACGTGGTTCACCATCGTCCGCCTGCCCGGCTCGGCCGCCGTGATTCTGCCGGCCATCAGCTGGCCCGCCTACTGGGTGCCGTTCTTTGCCTGGGTGTGGCTCGCCGTGAGGTACTTCGCATGAAGGCTCTGACCCTGACTCCGCAGCAGGCGCTCCTGCTCCGTGGCATCGCCGATCAGCCGACGCTGATCGACTCCAAGCACCCCGTCATTCCCGCCGACGGCGGCTTGGCCTACGCGTCCGGTGTCCGCGACGGCGAAGCGCAGCTGGCCCGCCGATTGCTGCAAGCGGCCGGTAAGTAATCCCCGGACTACAAAAAATCCGGGGATCGGCAAGCCTAGATGACTAGTCAGATTTTCGGTCCGTGAAGCGGACCTGTGGCGGCGGAACTTGAGCGATGGAGCCGTCGTCTTTCTCGACGTACACGACTGTTGAAACTCCAATGGGGTGATTGCCGTCATCCGTTTCGAGAATCTGACCGAACTGCAAGAACCTCGCGCGGTATTTAGATATGCCGTTATTAACTTCAACTGGCCGCTTCTCGTCGTCCATGTCTAGCTCCTTCTAGTGGTGTTAGCCCGGTCATCGGGCTGCCTTGGATTATGCCCCATTGAGCGCCTATTGGCCTGCTCTACATAGAGCCCGCGCAGGCGTGCTTACCTTTATTTGATAGGAGTCCCCTACTGAACATCATCGGTATCACCGGCCGTGCGCGGTCGGGCAAAGACACCCTGGCCGACTACCTCGTGGAGCACCACGGGTTCGCCAAGCTCTCGCTCGCCGGTCCGATCCGCGGCTTCATCGCGCAACTCACCGGCCTGAGCGTCGAAGAGCTGACCGACGGGCCGCTCAAGGAAGAGCCGCTGACTTGGCTTGGCGGCATCACCCCGCGGCGCATGATGCAGACCCTCGGCACCGAATGGGGCCGGCAGACCATCTGCAACGAGCTGTGGCTGATCGTTGCCCAGCGCCGTATCGAACGCGCCAAGCGCGAAGGCAAGACCGGCGTGGTGATCTCGGACGTGCGCTTCGACAACGAAGCCGAGTTCGTGCAGAACCTCGGCGGTCGTGTGGTCGAGCTGGTCCGACCCGGTTCGGCCGTCGTGGAGCAGCACGTGAGCGAGGCCGGCGTGGACCGGAAGTGGGTCAGCGCGAGCTACACCAACGACGGCCCGCGGCATCAACTCGCCCACTTTGCGGCAGTCCTGGCGGGCTGAATATAACAGTGGCTCTAGAGGGGAACCCGAAGGGTTCCCCATTCTAGTTACACCTAAGGAGAACCTTGGAATCCATTCCCCTCACCGCCGATGAACTGATCGACCAACTGGCCGAGCAGTACCCCGAGGTCATCTACGACCCCGGCCAGGATCGCGACGAGTTCCTGCTGCAATCGGGGGAACGGCGCCTGGTATTGCTCCTACTCACTCGGCGTCGGCTCGACCTCGAAGCATCCCGCGAAGGTCGTAGCTGATGTGCAGCACCCCGAAGGCCAAGCCGACCCCGACGCCTGACCTGCTCATTACCCGCCGCGACGGCGAGGCGTCCAACCAGGCCGCCGCCAAGCGCAAGAAGGGCGACCTGCGGCTGGACCTCAACTCCCCGCAGCAGTACGCCGGACTGACTATTCCGCGTGGCTGAGTCGAAAGGCTTCGTTTCCGCGAAAGAACGCTACACCACCCTCAAACCCAAGCGTCAAGACGCCGAGTCGCGCGCCAAGCGCTGCGCGGCCGTCACCATCCCCGCGCTCTTCACCGATCCGCAGCAGAAGAAGTCCAGCTACGTCACGCCCGTCCAGGGCACCGGCGCCCGCTGCGTAAACGCCCAAGCGTCCCAACTGCTCCTTGCGATGCTGCCTGTCGCCATCACCCCGTTCAAGATGGCGCCCGATCTGGCCGTCGCTCAGAACTTGATGGACGAGGCCGGCATCCAGAAGGGCGAACTGGAGACGGCGCTGTCTGAGGTCGAACGATCCGTCATGGACGAAATCGAGACCGAAGCGGCCGTTCGCTCCACCCTCGCCGAGGGCCTCAAGCACGGCGTCTACTGCGGCAACTGCACCCTCTACATTCCGGACGCAGGCCCGTCGAAGCTCTACCCGCTCACGTCCTACGTGGTCGATCGGGACGGCCTCGGAACGATCTTGGAGATGGTCACCCTCGACATGATCGCGCCGCAGGTTCTCCCCGAGGCGGTGCGCAATCAGATCATGCAGGGCGTATCGGAAACCGAGCGAATCAAGAAGCTCTCCGAAGACGTGGAGCTGTATACCCGCATCTACCGCGACGAGCAGAACGCGAACTGGCTCGTGTATCAGGAAGTCGAAGGCGTGATGGTCCCCGACTCGGAAGGCCAGTATCCCATCGACGCTTGCCCGTGGATCACGATGGCATTCCCGCGGTCCCCTGGCGACGACTATGGTCGCGGCTTGATCGAGGACTTCCGCGGCGAATTCGAGACACTCGAAGCTCTCCGCAAGTCGATCCGAAAGGCCGCCGCCGCCGCCGCGAAGATTCTGTGGATGCTCAAGCCGAACTCGACCCTCAAGGTCGATCAGTTCACGAAGGCCGAATCCGGCGCCGTGATTCGCGGCACCCGATCTGACATCGAAGCGCTCACGCTCGACAAGTACCAAGACCTCGCGTTCGTCCGGCAGGAAGCTGCGGACACCGCGAAGGCGCTTGAGCTGGTCTTCGGCGTCGGCACTGCAATCCAGCGCAGCGGTGACCGCGTGACCAAGGAAGAGATTCAGTACCTCGCCCGTGTCCTCGAAGACAACCGAGCGGGCATCTACTCGGTCCTCGGGCCGGAGATTCTCGCGCCGATCGTGCGCCGCATCCTGGCACGCAAGCAGAACGACGGCTCCGTGCCGCAGATGCCGAAGGGCCTCATCAAGCCGCGCATCACGGTGGGCACCGCCGCCCTCGGCCGCGGCCACGACTTCGAGAAGCTGGTTCGCTTCGGCGACACCGCGAAGGGCGTCCTGGGCGAGCAAGAGTTCAAGCGCCGTATCGACGCTGGCGAATGGCTGTCGCGCCTTGGCGCCGCAGCGGACATCTCGACGAAGGGCCTGGTGCTCGATCCCGAGACCGTCGAAGCGAACGATCAGAGCGCCGCAATGCAAGAAGCAGCCGTCCGCGCCGCGCCGAACATGGCGAACGCGATGGCGCCCCAACTACCCACACCACAGGCCCCCGCATGACCGACAAGACCGAAAGCACCACCGACGCCAAGCTCGAAACGCTGGTGAAGCCGACCAAGACCGCGAAGGCGGAATTGCCGGCCAACGTCGTCAAGACCGAACTGGCGAACGGCACCGTGCTGCTCAACGCCACCGCGGTCGAGCGTAACTGATGTCCACCGCCGACTCCGGAAATACCACGCCGAACGACGGCACCACGACTCCCCCGGCCGACGGCGGTAACACCACTCCCGACTACGCCGGCTTCGCCAGCGTCGAAGAGCTGGTCGCCGCACACAAGGCGCTCAAGCAGCCGCCCGAACCCGCCAAGAACGCCGACCTGGCGATCAAGCCCAAGGGCGAGGAAGGCGACGCAGGCGTCAAGAGCGTTCTCGCCGCAGCTGGCCTGAGCCAGGACGACTTCACCAAGGAGTTCGCCGAGACCGGCGACCTGAGTGAAGCGTCGCGGGTCAAGCTGGAGAAGGCAGGTTTCGACCGCGCCACTCAGGATGTCTACCTCGACGGCCTCAAGGCCCGCCGCAGCTCCTACGAAGCCCAGCTGTACGAGGGCACGAAGGGCAAGGACGGCTATGCCGCCATGACCGCCTGGGCCAGCCAGAACCTCAGCGAGGCCGACATCGACGCCTTCAACGCCACGATCAGCTCGGGCAACGCCGCGCAGGCGAAGCTCGCGATCTCCGGCCTGGTTGCCCGCATGAACGCCGGCAAGGCCACCCTGCTCAACGGCAAGACCGGCTCCGCAAACGGCGTCACGGGCTATGCCTCGCAGGCCGAAGTGCGCACCGCGGTGAACGATCCGCGCTACCGCACCGATCCGGCGTACCGCAAGTCGCACGAAGCGCGCCTGATGGCGTCTACGTTCTAAACCACACCTGGAGCGCCGGCTACCACAGCGGCGCTCCGACCCAAACCCAAGACCTGCGAGACCGCGGGCACCCGCGTCAAACACTCCCTTCTACTTCAAGAGAACTAAATGGCAGATTCCATCCCGTCGCGTCCCGGCCAGATCAACAAAGCGGGCGACGACTGGGCGTTGTTCATCAAGAATTACACCGCGGAGGTCGATGCGGCCTTCGTGGAAGCGTACAAGCTGGAAGGTCGGATCATGGTCCGCACCATCGAGCAGGGCAAGTCGGCTTCCTTCCCGGCCATCGGCACCATCGGCTCGCGTTACCACGTGCCGGGCACCGACATCCTGGGTCAGACCGTCGATCATAACGAGCGCATCCTGACGCTCGACCCGATGCTGATCTCGGACGCGTTCATCGCGAACATCGACGAGGCCATGAATCACTTCGACGTGCGCGGCGAGTACACCCGCCAGCAGGGCTACGAGCTGGCCCGCAAGCGCATGATGAACGAGCTGCGCTGCGCGATCCGTGCGGCCCGAATCACGACCTCGGTCGTGGAAGGCCAGCCGGGCGGTGCAGTCATCAAGAACACCACGATGGCGACCAGCGCCACCGTCCTCGCCGCGGCGTTCCGCACCGCGCGCCAGGTGTTCGACGAGAAGAACCTGTCCGACAACCCGGCCGACTACACCGCCGCGTTGCGTCCGGCTCAGTATTACCTGCTGACCGAGAACAAGGACTTGATCGACAAGGACATCAACACCGAGTCGAAGGGCAGTTACAACGAAGCCGTGATCGCCTCGATCGCCCGCCTGCCGATCGTCAAGATCAACTGCGTGCCGAACACCAACGAGTCGGCGGACACCAACGTCCTGACGAAGTACCGCGCCAACTACGCGGACACCGTGGGTACGATCTTCCATCGCGCTTCGGTCGGCACGCTCCAACTGCTCGGCCTGTCGGTCGAGGACGTGTACCAGGGCAACAAGCAGGGCACCCTCATGCTGTCCAAGTACGCGCTGGGCCACGGCGAACTCCGCGCCGACGGCGCCATCGAGCTGTCGAAGGCCGCGTAACGCTCGATTTTTTTACCTCAAGGGTGTCTCCGGTCCACTGGAGGCACCCTTTTTTTTGCTGTGCGTGCGTGCTTCACACAACTGCAATTGATTGCAATCGGCAGCTACAGGACCGAAGCCATAGCTATGCTGAAAGCACAAATGGCCCCAAGGGGTTGACCTTGAAGCCGAATCGCTAATAGATTAATGGTGCCCATGGCGGGATTCGAACCCGCATTGCCTCGACAGCTACGGTTTTCAAGACCGCCGCGTTTACCAATTTCGCCACATGGGCTTGCAAGAGAGTGAGCGACTGTGCTTTCCACGCGGGGCAAGACTTCCTAAGGGTCTTGCCCCGCTTCGGTTGTGGCCTACACACACGGAAAGCCCGGTCACTCACAGTGGGCGGTGTGCATAGGCGCCGCGTGTTGTCATGACGCTGGCTCTCGAAACCACCATCCGTCACGGCCGCTAACAAACTCTTCAGAGCGCGACAGATGCGCACTCAGATTGTTCTGCGGATTGTTGCCCGGAATAGCGAAGCCCATGGCTTCCAAGGCATCGGTTAGCTCTTTCGTTTTCAGAGGCTTTTTCGCCTCCTTCAGAGCTTTCCGAACTAAGTCTTGAATTACCACCCCAAGCTCGCCGTGCCTAACGGGACCGCCCACGTGGACGGGCGAATTCGACAATATCGATTGCGGGGCGCGGAACGTGAACCGCCCATCAATTGGCCTATGAACCTCAAGCACGTGCGTCGGCTGAGTCTTGACACTCAACCCGCTACCTCCGAAGGCGGAAAGTCCGGCGTCGAGCCGGGCAAATAATTCGATATCAAGAACCTCCAATTGGCCGTTCAGCGCTTCCAACTGCTTGTTCAGCTCCCAAGCCTGTGCCGCCACACGCCGGCGTTCAGCAACGAGTTCTGACATGGAGCGGGAGGAGTTCTTCATGGCGCTGACAGTACAGGAGTCACAACGACTCGTGACATTTGCCTCGCCATTAATTTACTTGGCGTTCATATTGGCTGCAGTCAGTGTGTTAGCGGATGCTAAAAAATGACTTTTGGCCCGATATGTCTCCGTTTTCCTTAATTTCACTCTCCCCCGGACACTCATGGCACTCCCGATCGTTCTCACCACGGAACTCGATGCGGTAAACGAGATGCTGGGCGCAATCGGCGAAATGCCCGTGAGCAGCCTGGATACCGTCGGCAACACCGACGCGGCCATCGCCATCAAGACTCTTCACGGCATCTCCCGTGAGGTGCAGTCGAAGGGCTGGTGGTTCAACGAAGACGACAGCTTCATCTTCACGCTCAACGTGGACAACAAGGTGCCGCTGATCGCACAGATCATAAAGGTCACGCCCCTTGGGCGCGGCGCGATGCGAATCACGCATCGCAACAACTTCCTCTATGACCTCAGCAACCGGACCGACGTATTCGACCCCGAGTCGCCGCCGGTCGCGAAGGTGACCTGGTTCTACGAGTACGAGCTGCTGCCGGAAACGGCGCGGCGGTACATCGCCATCCGCGCGGCACGCATCTTCCAGAAGAACGTGCTCGGTAGCGAGGCGCAGGACCACTTCACCGAAGAGCACGAGAGCACCACCTACGCGCTCCTTGTATCCGAGCAGGACGACTTCGAGTTCGCCCTCGGCCGCAACTTCATCAATGACGACGCGGACACTTCCGCAATCGGGAATCGCAGCTAAGCAATGGCATTGACCACCGGCCGCTACCCGTCGTTCCTGGGTGGCGCATCGCAACAGGACGATTCCGTCCGCAGTCCGAACCAACTCAGCGAAGCAATCAACACCTGGCTGCACACCGCTCTCGGCACCGGCAAACGCCCGCCGGCCGAGTTCGTGAAGGTGCTCGCCGACAACCTCGACCCGATGGCGCACTACCACTCCATCGTGCGTGACGCCTTCGAGCGCTACGTGGTGGTCATCGGCAACGGCACGATTCGCGTGTTCAACCACATGACCGGCTACGAGTACGACGTGGTGCCGACTGGCAGCGCACTCCAGTACCTAGCGACAAAGCTACAGCCCTGGTCCGTCTTCAAGACGATGACGCTAGCCGACACGACTTTCATCGTGAACACCGAGCGCGTGGTCAAGATGGACGCCGAACTCTCCCCCGGCGCACTTACGGGTTCCGTGCAGACCTTCACCGACCTGCCGAAGCCTACCGGTAGCATCCCCGTGCCAATGGGCGTGATCTACGAGATCGTGGGCGCCGCCGGCAACGAGTTCGACAACTACTACGTGCAGCGCGCCGGTGCCGGCGTGTGGCTGGAAGTCGCCCGCCCGGGCATCCAGCACAAGTTCGATCGCAACACCATGCCGCACCTGCTCAAGCGCATCCCCGATCCGATCCACGGTGACGGCTTCTACTTCTCCTTCGGTGCCCCTGAATGGGAAGGCCGGCTCGCTGGCGATGCCTCGACGAACATCTCGGCGTCTTTCGTCGGCGAGAAGATCGTAGACGTGTTCCATCACCGCAGCCGCGTCGGCTTCCTCTCGACGGAGAACTGCGCGATGTCCGAGGTGGACCGGCCGTTCAACTTCTGGCGCACCTCGGTTACGCAGCTGCTCGACTCCGATCCCGTGGACTTCGCGGTCAACACCGATGGTGTCGCCTCGCTGCGCCATGCGATTTCCTACGAATCCTCGCTGATTCTCTTCGGCGACCGCGCCAACTTCCAGATGACCGCAGACCCGTTCCTGACGCCGAAGACGCCGAAGGTCGATCCGCTGGTGAACTATGAGTGCTCGCGGTACGTGAAGCCGGAGAAGCTCGGCGACACGCTCTACTCGGTCACCGACGCCGCCGCGTTTACGATCCTGCGCGAATACTTCATGGATGACGTGAGCATCACCGGCGACGCCGCCGACGTGACGAGCCATGTGCCCCGCTACATCCCGGGCCGCGTCCGCGCAATGGCCGGTGCGCCCGAGGCTGATGTGGTTGTGCTGGCGCAAGAAAGCGCGCCGCACCAGCTGTACGCCTACTTCGTTCGCTGGGCCGGCACCGACAAGGTGCAGTCCGCGTGGTGCAAGTGGGACATCGCGGGTGTCGGCAGAGTCGTTCACCTCAAGGTGATCGACGGCTACCTCTACGTGCTCGCACGGAAGCTCGGGTCGGCCACCGGCGTCGAGATGCTGCGCATGTCGCTCAGCCTCGCCACTGAGGACAGCGACTTCACCGAAGACTACAGCTTCATGCTCGACCGCCTCGCCGTGCTCCAGCCGACGCACTACCCGTTCGGCAACTACACCGACGTGAACCTGCCCTACGCCTTCGGCTCCATGACGAACGTCGTGGTCGCGAAGACGGACGACTGGGCGGACGCCGGAACGCTGGTGGACCTGCAAGGCGCAACTCTCGCCGACGGCGGTATGGCCCTGCGGTTCCCGGGCAACCTAGCAGCGGGCAAGCTCGCTGTCGGCCTGAACTACGTCACGCGTGCGGACCTTACCAGGCCCTACCTGCGCGATCGCAACAACGAGGCAATCACGGTCGGCCGGCTCCAGGTGCGGGACATCACCGTCGCCTACAAGGACGCCGCCTACTTCGAGGTCGAAGTCGCTACCCGCGGACGCACCACCGATCCGCAGACCTACCTCGCAAGCCATGCTGGCCTGTTCACCGCACGCACCCTCAACGACTCCACGTTCCGTCTCAACGCCCCTTTGTTCCACTCAGGCGAGCAGCGGTTCCCTGTGCAGTCCCGATCGGATCAGGTGCGCATCTCCCTCGTCAATCGCCTGCCCTACCAATGCTGGTGGCAGTCCGCGCAGTACCGCGCCCTGTTCTCTTCCCGGAGCCAAGTGTGACCGAAGTAACCTATCGCTCTCCGACGGTCGAAGACATCCAGTCCGTCGCGGATCGCATGCGGCTATCCGATGTGCTCGAAGTCGCCGCCTCTCACGGGCACCCCCCGTACAACGCGCTGTGCGCCGCAGTAGCCGCATCCACCATCTCGTTTACCGCCGTGATCGACGGCGTGCCCGAAGGTATCTTCGGCGTTTCGCATCACGGCGGCATGTCCGCCGAGGTGTGGATGCTGGGAACCGACGGCCTCACGAGAGACCCGAAGGTGTTCTTCGCGGAGACCTCGCGGATCATGGACGGTTGGCTTGAGCAGTTCGCCATCCTGCACAACTTCGTTGACGACGAGAATGAGGTGTCGAAAGCCTGGCTCTTGAAGTCCGGCTTCACGCTCGGCGAGCCTGTCCCCTACGGCGTGTCGCAGCTCCCGTTCCGCTACTTCTATCGGGTGGGCACGGGTGTGTGAACCGGTAACGATCGCCACTGCGGCGGTCATGATTGCCGGTGCCGTCTACGCCAACGGCGAGCAGAAGAAGGCAACGAAAGAAGCACTCAAGGTCCAGCAGTCCGAGATCGACGCATCCGCGGCGACTCAGAAGACCGAACGCATGGAAGAGGCTCGCGCCCTTCGTGCCACCGCCCGCGCCGCAGCAGCGGAAGCCGCCATCGGCGGTAACTCCGTGGACGCGATCAGCATCGACGTGATGGGCCAAGCCGGCCGTGACGTTGCACTGACCGAGACCAACCGCCGTAACGGCACGCTCGCCAGCTCGGCGGAAGCCAACGCCCGCATCCGCAGCGCAAACGCTGAGATGGTCCAGGGCATCGGGAGCGCCGCCACGACAGGCGCGGCCGGCTATCAGAACTACATGATCCGCCGCAAAGGGGCGACCGGGGGTTAACCCCCCGGCGTCCTTCCCCTCACCTACCAGGAGACCGCGCATGGCGCGCTTCAAGAAGCAAGAGATCACGCGGCGCACCGTAACCGCGCAGCGGAACTCCGACGCGCCTAACCTGCGCGTGCAGGCCGACCTCGACTCATCCCGAGGCTATTCCGCCATGGGCTCGGTCGCGGCGGATGTCTTCAGCCGCCTCGGCGCTGCTGCATCGCGACTCCAGACCGACCGCGCGGTCCGCAAGGACGCCGAGGATCAGACGCAGGGGCAGACGGATCGCACCGTCGAATCCCTCGGTGGCACCGCGGCGCAGCCGGCCGAGACGCTCGCGGACAAGACCGCAGGCTACCGCCGCGGCTACTACCTGACCGAGGCCGCGAACCGCATCCACACCACCAAGCTCGAACTCGCCAAGGCGACGGCGGGCTTGCGGCCGGGCGAGGACATCGCGCCGATCATGCAGGAACGCATGGCCGAGATGCTCAAGTCCCCCGAGTTCCAGGACGCGGCGATCCTCAAGGAGATGCAGCCGGCCATCCAGAAAATGCAGGAAGGCGTGGTCGAGTTCCGCCAAAAGACCGAGCTGGCCGAAATCTTCGACAGCCAGGCCGAGAACCTGCGTCAGATCGCGCGCGATGGCGTACAGGATGGCTCGCTACTTACAGCCGAGGGCGTCAACAACTTCCGCGCCGCGCTCAACACCGAGGCGTTCGCTTATCTCGACGACGATGACGCCGACGACATCCTGTCGGGCGCCTACATTGACCTGATCGAGACCGGCCAGATCGACCCGGAGAACGCGAAGGCCGCGCTCCAGAAGCCCATCGGCTCGGCTAAGGCCGCCCTGTGGGACCGCACCGGCTGGGGCGAGAAGTTCGAGACCGCGGTGTCCGCTGGTTCCACCGTCCGTGCCCGCAAGTTCGAAGAGGCGCAGGCCGAGATGCTGTCCGGCATGGAGTACCAGCTCCAGGGTCGAGCCTCGAAGGGCCAACTCGCGATCGGCGACATCAACGCGTTGGCCGATAAGGTCGGCATGCACGGCAAGGACCGTCTGTCCTTCGTGCGCCGCTGGATCGATCAGAACGACGCCGGCCTCAAGCACATGCAGAGCGAGGCGAACCGCGCCAAGGAGCACAATCAGGTGATCGCCGCGATCAACGCAGGCAATGCCCTGTCGCTGACCGACTCGCAGCTCAACAAGTCGGCCGAGAAGGAATGGGCCGCAGCTGTAACCGGCGGTGATCGCAAGGTGCAGCAGGCGGTCATCGAGCGCTACACCCGCGCCGGCATCGTCATCCCGCAGCTCAAGGACATGCTCGGACGTACCACCGCGCGCAATCTCACCGCGAACTACAACCTGTACTCCGAGCTGGTGAAGATCGACCCGGTTGCCGCCGACCGCTATTTGTCGGAGAGCAATGCGACGTTGTTCGCGCAGCACCACGACAACGTGACCAAGTTCGGCATGACGCCGGAAGAGAGCATCCAAGCTCTGCCCACCGGCGCAACGAAAGGTCGCCGCGTGGACGTTGCTCGCGAGATCGGCCAAGCCACGACCCAGTTCTACAAAGACCGCCCCACCCTTCCCAACGGCGCCGAACGCACGCGCGGAGTCAAGGCGCAGATCGAGCAGCAAGCAATCCGACTCGCACTCGCGAATCCGAACGCTTCGCCCGAAGACAACCTCGCTGTGGCTGAGCGTCGCGTGCTTGGCGGGCTGATCGAGGTCAACGGCCGTATGGTCCCCCGAGGCGGCGCTCGGCCGTCCGCACAGCCGGGCATCGACGCATTCGTTCGCGATGGCGCCGACGACCTTGTGAAGACCGGCGTGATCTCCCAAGAGCTGAAAGCCGGCGTGTACGCGGCGCCCCTTCCCAATCAACCGAACCGCTTCGCCCTGATGCTTCCCAGCGGCTACCCCGTCGCGCACCCGAAGACCGGCCGACCGATCACCTTCGACCCGCTGGAAGTGGCACAGGCCCGAGCCGAGTACGACTCGGAGCGCAAGGAAGCGGAAGTGCGCGCGTCCGCCAAGTTCAAGCAGCAGTTCGGCGCTGAGCGCGCTGGACTGACGCCTTGGTACGACGGCAAGCGCGGCCCGTCGTTGATGACCACCGAAGAGGTCGAAGCCTTCAACAACCGCACCAAGCCCATCACCGAGGACGGCAAAGACTTCCCGTCGTTCATGGACTTCCTACAAGAGCACCGCACTAAGCGGAAATCAAAAGGACAGTAACAGCAATGCCTATCAGCATCCTCGACCTGGCCGATGACTCGCCCGAAACGGCGCCGGACATCAACCAGCAGGTCGCAATCTCGATCCAGCGCAGCGAAGGCGGATTGACCGCCCGCAATCAGGCGACACAAGCGCGCCAAGCGGAAGCAGAGCGTGTACGCGAGAACTCGACCGTCGGTGATCTGATCGGCGCCGCGCAGGCACAAGGCGGTATCGGCACCCTGCACCGCATGTGGCAGGAAGGCTCCGTGATGGAGCATGCCAAGGAAGACTACCGGCTCCCGGAAGACTTCGCCGAGCGCATGCAGGAAGCCGGCATCGGGCAGGAGCAGTGGCTCCTGTTCGACCGCGTCACCAGCGACGAGCACTTCGAACTGCTCCAGTCGTTTGCCTTGCAGAACCAGGCCGCCTCGGAGACGCAGGCTCAGTTCGGACTGGCCGCGAATATCGCGGTTGGCCTGACCGATCCTGTAGCCTTCGCCGCCGACGCCGCCACCGGCGGTCTCGCTCGGGCGGCCCGCGCTGGGCGCCTGGTCAACGGCGTCCGCGCCGGCATCGCCGCAGGCGCCACGAACGCGGCATTGACCTATGGTGCATCCGAGTTCAACCCGGAGATCGGCAACGAGGACATCGTGCTCGCGGCCGGCGCCGGCTTTGTCCTCGGCGGCGCCCTCAACCTTCGCAACGGCGACGAGTTCGTCAACGCGAAGGCGGTGGAGAGCATCGTCAAGCGCGACATCTCCGGCTCCTACGAGAGCATCGGCGCCGCCAAGGTTCATGGCATCCCCGACGAGCCCACTCCCGGCCTCTCCCGGAAGCCCCTGAGCGATACGATGGAAGACATCAAGGACGCAGGCGTCGAGAACATCGAGCTGCGCCCCGCCTTCGCCAACATCCGCCGCTCACTCGCGGCGCGCATGGGCAACATGAAGTCGCCGACGGTGCGCGAGATCAGCCGCAAGCTGTTCCGCGACGGCGTGGGCTACAACGACCGCAATCAGGCCGTGGAGCAATCCGCAGGTGAGTTCGCGGGGATGCACCGGGCACGATTCGAGACGGCTCTCCAGCGCGGCTACAACGCGGCTTGGCGCGACGAGCGAGCAGCCCGTGGCCTCAGCATGTGGGACCGTGCGGCGGAGCTGGAATGGAGCGGCCAAGTCGCTCAGGCGCTCCGCGGCGTCGAGGTCGAATCCCCGACGGCCAAGGCTGCTGCAGCCCGGGTTCGGAAGGTGCTCGACGAGGCGTTCGACACGGGCGTCCGCAACGGTGTCCTCGATCCCGGCTCGAAGAACGAGAGCTATTTCCCGCAGATTCAGTCGAAGGCCGCCTACCAGCGAATCTTCGGCGAGATGGGTCTGTCCGAGGACCAGGGCATCGACATCTACAAGCAGGCGATCCTGTCCGACATGCGCAAGCGCGCCACAGCGAACCCTGCGTCGGCGGATAACGTCGCCAAGTTCAACGAGCTGGAAGAGAACTATCGCGGCACCTCAGAGGCCGCCAAGCGTGCTCGTGAGCGTGCCGACGAGATCAACGCCGACTTCGCGCTCCGCCAGCAGGCAGTACGCGATGCCGAAGCCGCCGTCGCCGAAGACCTCGGCACCGGCAAGCGCGCCGACATCTCCCGCCGATCCCGTCAACGCAAGCTCGAAGATAGCCGGCGCCGCCTCATGCGCCAGGAAGAGCGTCTCAAGGGCGCCAAGGAGAAGCTCGCAGACGCCCTCAAGCGTGAGGCAGACTCCGATTACGCCCGCAAGCAGGCCAAGCAAATCGCTGACGACGGCGGCATCGACGAAGACCTGGCCGAGGTTTACGCCAGGGCGATCATCAACCGCGGCAAGAACCAGGTCCACGGTGAAACCGAGAATATGGTCCGATCACTAGACCTCGACGACCTGGAGCAGCTCAAGCTCGCGCTCGACGACGCCGGTGTCTCCGTTGAGAAGGCGACCTCGATCCTGCACAAGTACACCCGCAAGGCAACCGAAGACGCCAAGATCAGCCCCGCCAAGCGTCGCATCTCGCTCGACCCGTCCTTCCGCACGGTCGTCAAGAACCGCAACGGCGCCGACGTGGAAATCGGCGTGACCGACTTCATGGACAGCGATGTCTCCCGAGTGGTCACGGCGTACACCCGCGACATCGCGGGGTGGTCTGCCCTGTCGCAGAAGCTGGGCGTCAAGAATCAACGGGAACTCGAAGCGCTCCGACAGCTGACCAAACGGGAAGCCGACATTGCTGGCGACGACACGGACGCGGCGTTGCGCATGTTCGACATCGGTGTCCGCAGCATCATGGGCCGATCCACCGAGGTAAATCCGAACTCGGGCGGTGCCCGTATCGCTCGCGCCCTGCGCGACACCCAGTTCCTACGGGTGATGAACCAGGTCGGCTTCACACTGTTCACCGAACTCGGCCCGGTGGTGGCCCACGCCGGGCTGCGCAATACGCTGTCGTCTATCAGCTTCATCGGCGACTTCATGCGCACCGCGGCAGACGGCACGCTCAAGAGTGGAACGGCACGCTACCTCGACGAACTGATCGCGACCGGTACGGAGCACCTGCGCAATCCGGTGTACCTGCGTCTGGAAGACGATGCATTCGCTTCACCTACCTACGGCAACAGCAAGATCGGGCGAGCGTATGAGAACCTGCAAGGCCAGGCGCAGCGCGTCACCAGCGTGATGTCGGGCATGGCCCCGATGAACACCATGCTGCAACGCATCGCCGGCCGCGCCACGCTAATGAAGCTGCTACAGCTGGCGAACGACAAGCGCGCCCTCGCCGGTCCGATGCTGCAACGCCTGCGCTCCTACGGTCTCGACGAAGACGCACAGAAGGCGCTGTTCGACTCGCTTCGCGGGATCAAGAAGGTGGACGACATCACCGAAGCCAAGCTTTCGCTGGCCGACCGTGAGCGCGTCGCGGCCTTCATGTACCGCGTGACGCGCCAGCAGGTGCTCGAAGGTGACGCATCCGACTCGATCATGCTCATGCACAGCTCGGGCGGTAAGCTTGTGACCCAGTTCCGCAGCTTCATGGCGTACAGCTACGAGCGCCACCTGCTCAACTCGGCGTATCACTGGAAGGATTGGCACACGTGGCAGATGGTCACGTTGTCGTCGAGTCTCGCGGGCCTGCAATGGGCTGCGCGCAGCTACATCAACACCGCCGGAAACGAGCAGAAGCGCAAGGAGACCCTCACGCGCGCCAACTTCCTCAAGGCGGCAGTGGCACAGTCGTCCTGGGGTTCGGTTATCCCCGCTCTCACGGACACGCTCTTGGGCGTCGCCGGTGAAGAGGCGGTGTTCGCCAACACCCGATCGACGGGTCTGTCCAACAATTTACTGGGCGGCATCCCTTCGGTTGACTTCGTGACCCGCGCCGCGGAAGCCGCGAAGTTGCCGGTGCAGTTGATCCGAGACGATCAGGAGATCACCCGCAAGGAGCTGGAGAACTTCTCGAAGCTGTTCTGGTTCCAGAACATGACCGGCTGGCAAAACATCCAGCGAGAAGGGTTCGATTGGCTGGAACAGGAAGGGATCATCGAGAAGAAAAGTGAAGTCGAATCCGAGGCTCGCAAGGAGCGCAACGCGGAGAAGAAAAAGAAGACCTGGCTGGACAATCCCATCTTCAACTAACGAGACCCAATGATTGAATTGGCCCGCGGCCTGTCCTTCGTGCGCTACAAGTACGAAGGCGGGCCGCTGCGTTTCACCGTTACATTCCCGTACCTCAAGCAAGAACACGTCCGCGTGCTCGTAGGCGATCCCGCCTCGCCGCGTTTCGTTCTCGGCAAGTGGATCAACGCCACCACCGTGGAAATTCCCGATCAGACGCCGCACCTCACCGCGCCTTACACCGTAGCGCTGCGTCGGGTCACCCCTATCGCTGACCTCGCGATTGAATACCAGGGCGGCGCGATGCTGCCCGAGAGCCACCTCAACACGTCACTCAAGCAGTTGCTCTTCGCTCAGCAGGAGAACCGCGAATTCCCCGGCGGTGGCGCCGGCAGTCCTGGCGGTGGCGACAACTCGCTGATCGACATCCAGACCCTTATCGATCTCGTCACGCAGTCGCCAGCCTTCCTGATTCTCCAAGAGAAGATTCCCGACGTTGATGCGAACGCAGAACTCATCATTGAAGAGCTGCTGCGGTCGAACACGTTCTTTGACCTGCACCGCGACCACGGCGACAAGATCAACACGGCCTATACTCGCATCTCCCTGACCGAAGATGCCACGCAGGCCCTCGCCGAGCAGTACACCGAGCTGTTCACCCGAATCGTCACGAGCGAGTCGAGCATCGCCGCCCAGTTCCTTCAAGTGAACCAGGCGGTCGTCACCGAGCGAAATGCTCGCGTGTCGTCGATGACTGACCTGCACGCGCAGATCACGACCGAGCGCGACACCTACGTTGCACAAGCCGTGTCCAACGTCACCGCCTTGGTGGACGCTGTGGAATCCCGAGTGGATTCCGTGGAAGGCACCGTCGCAACGCACGGCGATTCCATCGCGGCGACCAACGAAGCCCTGACCACTGTCGCCAATGCCGGCGGCGCAAACACCACGTGGCGCCAGCTGTTCTCGGCGCAGTTCGGTGGCGACGGCGCAAGCGGTACGTCGGTGGCCGCGGCCGTGAAGCAGCAGATCGACACGAAGGTGACGCCGACCGAGGCGCAGTCAATCGCCAACAGCAGCGTCACCGCGTTCGCAAACGGCACTTTCGCAGCGCTCCAGCAGTCCTATAACGCCTACGTCAACTCCAACGATGCCAAGTGGTCCGGCACCTGGTCCTTGCGCATCAACGGCGGCGACCCGGCTAACCCGATCATCGCCGGCATCGCACTGAGCGCGAATCCTAGCGGCTCCGACTTTGTGGTCCAGGCAGACCGCTTCGCCATCGTCTCGCCGACCAACTACGGCGTCCGTCGCGTCCCCTTCGTCGTCGGCAACGTCGGCGGGGTGAGCACCGTCGGCATCACCGGCGCGCTGCTGGTGGACGGCTCGGTCACCGCCGGAAAGATCACTGCGAACTCGCTGTCCGCGATCACGGCCAACGCCGGCACGATCAACGGCGGCACCTTCAAGACTCACTCGCTGGACGCCAACGGTAACGTACTCGACCCCGCTGAGTTCCGCGTGGAAGTGTCGAACGTCGGCAACTGGCCCTTGTGGGTCGGCTCCGGCGCCAAGAACGAGAACAACGCCGTCTTCTGGCTCGACCGCTGGGGCAACGCCGCGTTCCGCGGCAAGGTCTCGGCGCCGAACATCGTCGGGCAGTTCCAGTCCGCAGCGGCGATCAACTGGACCGGCGCTACGACGATCGGCCAGGACTACACCGAAGTGCTCCAGTTCCAGCTCGGCGCACCCGTGCTCGTCGGCGAGGCGCACACGCCCGTGCTCAGCCTGACCGTCAGCTGCACTCCGGGCATGCCCGGTCCCGACGTGATCGTGCAGGAAGCCCGCGGGTCGGTATGGGTCGAGATCGGCCGGACCGACGTTGCTTACTACGAGTCGTACTACATGGTGCAAGGCGGCGAAGGAAACGCGTTCTACCGCATCCGCTCGCCGCTTCGAAATACGAATGTCACCGTCAACGCTGTCGGTCAACCGACTGCTTCGCCCCGGGCCTTCCGCGTGATCGCGAGGTGGCGACAAGTCATCTACCTGGCTGCGGGCGGCGGCGACACCAGCGCCCTCTACACGGGAGCAACCAACATCACCGCCATCTCCGGCTCCGTCTTCGGCATCCGGTAAACCCAAGGAATCAATGGCAATCACGAACTCCGATCTGGCGCTGCGAATTGCAGCGCTGGTCGATCGTTGGAACACCCGAGAGAACCAGCTGCGCCTGATGCTGACCCAGCCCACCGGGACTGTCATCGTGACCGACGGCCTGGAGCAGAACCACGTCCTTCCGTCGTTCCCGCAATTGCAGCTTGATGTGACCCGCTTGGTCGCAGAGGCCAGCGGCGGCGTCGCCGAGGCATACGCCCACGCGAACACCGCGCTACAGCATCGCAACGCCGCAGGGCAAGCAGCTGACGCAGCCGCTGCATCCGCAAGCTCGGCCGAGCAGACCGCCCTGCAAGCCGCTGAGGACGCCGCTGCGGTGATCGTCACCGTCAACGCTGCTCGCGACGCCGCCGCCGGTAGTGCCACCGCGGCGTCTGGCAGTGCAACCTCGGCGGCTGGAAGCGCCCAAGAGGCCGCCAGCAGCGCCACTACGGCGAACACGCACCGCACCGCAGCGGCGCTGAGTGCTGACGCGGCGGCAGACAGCCAGTCCGCAGCCAGCGCTTCGGCGACCGCGGCGGATACGCAGGCAGGAATCGCCACCGCGGCGAAGGCGGCGGCCGAGGCCGCGCGTGACAAGGCGCGATTGTGGTCGTCTGCCCCAAACGGCACTCCCGTTGAGCCGGGCGAGTTCAGCGCGAAGCACTGGGCGTCTCAGGCCGCAGCAGCGGTCACCGGCACGCTGGTCTACATGGGCGGCTGGGATGCGTCTTCGGGTGCCTATCCCACCCCGGCGCAGAAGGGCTACTTCTACAAGGTCACGACTGGCGGCACTCACGGCGGCTACGAGTTCAACGTCGGCGATCAGATCGTCCATAACGGTTCGAGCTGGGATGTCATCGACAACACCGAAAGGGTCGCCTCGGTGAACGGTAAGTCCGGCGCCGTCGTGCTGGTCGCCGCGGACATTGGTGGTCTCGGCTCGCTCGCCACGCGCAACACTGTCAGCTGGCTGACCGATGTCACGAACAGGCCCGACACCATGGCGCCGTCGCAGCACAACCATCCGATCAGCGAGGTGACTGGGCTAACGACGGCATTGGACGCAAAGGCTCCGCTCGCGAATCCGTCGCTGACGGGCCTTGTGACTGCGGTCGGCGGACGCGTCCTACTGACCGCGCCGGCGGGGCAGAACTCCCTGATTCAGCTGGCCGATCAAGCCGGCCTGAACAAAGGCGCGGTGTTCTGGAGTCGCTCGGACGATTCGGTCCGCCTGCGACGCTACAACGCAGCGGGCGATAGCGCGGCCGAAGAGTTCTCGGTCCTGCCCGGCGGCTTTCGGCTCAACGCCAACATCACTAACCAGCAGACCGCGACGAGCTACACAGCGATGTCCTGCCTAAACGTCAACGGCGTCGAAGTTCAGATGACCGCCAACGCCAACTCCGAAGGCCGCTTGATGGTCACGACCAATCACGACCTCGTGTTCTACACCAACAGCGCCGAGCGCATGCGGATCGCCAGCGACGGCCACATCCGCATCATCAAGAACAACGCTGCGATCAGCAACAACTCGTTCGGCAACGGTCACCTGGAACTGCGAACCGACGACTTTTCGCTTCCGTCCATTGGCTTTCACCGGTCCGGCGCGGACGCTTCCATTATCTACTGGAATGGCTCTCGATACCGCACGCGCAACAACTCCAACGTTGATCGCCAGATCGCCGAGGAAGGCGCGGATGCCACCTTCCGTGACGTGATCGCGAACCGCGACGGCTCGACCGGTGTCATTTGGTTTGGTCCGCCGTCGCAGAATCGCTATCTCTACTACACCGGCGCCTTTTACGAGATGCCTGGAGCCGGCCTGCGAATCAATGGCGGCCCTACGCTAACCTCAGAAGGCGGCGTGTTCCGTATCGAAGGGCAAGTCCGCGCATTCAACCGGTATCAGACCCTCGCCGCCAACGGCACCGCCTGGGTCGACCAGCCGCGCACCTTCGTATCCTCGGGCGATCCCGGCGGCCAAGCGCAGGACGGCGACGTTTGGATTCAGTTCTGAATGGCGACGCTACGAATCAAATCCGGCGGCATCATGCGCACCCCGACTGCTGTTTGGGTGCGCTCGGGCGGCGCGTGGCATAAGCGCGCCATGTACGTCCGCATTGGCGGAACGTGGCACCAAGCGTGGACGCCCGTTGTGCCGATCACGATCACTGCATCCGGCAATAGCTACGGCTCGGCGTTTGCAAACGAGCCCGCTCCGGGATCGATGAACGTAGGCGCCGGCAACTACACCGTGTCCGGCTCCGGCGGCACCGGCGCCCTCAGCTATTCCTGGGCGCGAATCGGCGGAGACGTAATCAACATCTCCAGCACGACCGCACAAACCGTTTCGTGGTCCGCTTCGATCCCGAAGAACACCTCGAAATCCGCAACCTTCCGCTGCACCGTCACCGACACCGCGGGGCAGAGTGCATTCCACGATGTCACCGTCTACCTCGACTACTTCACGGACTTCTGAATGAACGAAGACTTCAAGCTGCTGGCTGCGCTCGGCGCGGCCGGCGGTCTCATCGGCATCGCCAAAATGCTGTCCTCGAACGAAAAGCTCAAGCCCCGCCAGATCGTTGGCCGGGCAATCCTCAGCGGCGCTCTCGGCGTCGCCGCGGGCGCGATCGTGCTGCTGTTTCCGGGCATCGGCTTCGTGCCGCAGATCGCCGTCGCCTGCATCCTCGCGAGCCTCGGCGTCTCCGCTCTGGAGCTGCTCTTCAACCGGTTCCTCAATAAGTGAGCAAGGCTGCGTCGAAGGGCGCACTCGAAGCCCTGCACAACAAGCTCGCGACCACCCTGGCCGAGGCACTCGACGGCCTCGACGCCAGCGAAAAGGGAACCGCTGCGATCCTCAACGTCGCCCGGCAATTCCTCAAGGACAACAACGTCGAGGCTGCGCCACGCGAAGGACAGCCGCTCGGCGCTCTCGCCGAGAAGGTCGCCCAGTTCCCCTTCGATCCCGCTGAGGACACTCGCGCGCACTGATGTCCGCCGAACTCGAAGGCGCGATCGCGTTCGCATTGGATGCGGACGACTCGCTCCAGGGCGTTCCAGTCGGGCCGGTGACGAGCATCCACGCGCGTCACCCCTTCGACGTATTCAAGAACTTCGCGTGGCACATCTGGAAAGAGCTGGACCTGCCCCCGCCGACCCCGCTCCAGTACGACATCTGCGACTACCTACAGCATGGCCCGCGGCGCCGCATCATCATGGCGTACCGCGGCATCGGCAAAAGCTGGCTCACCGCCGCCTTTGTCTGCTGGCGACTGTGGAAAGACCAGCAGCGCAAGATCATGGTGGTCTCTGCGAGTAAGGAGCGCGCCGATGCGTTCTCCGTGTTCGTCAAGCGGTTGATCGAGACCATCCCGGAGCTGGCGCACCTCAAGCCTCGGCCGGGCCAGCGCGATTCGAACCTCGCGTTCGACGTTGGCCCCGCGACGCCCGATCAGTCCCCGTCGGTGAAGTCGGTCGGTATCACCGGCCAGCTCACCGGCTCCCGCGCCGACGACATCATCGCGGACGACATCGAAGTCCCTAAGAACTCCATGACGGTCGTTCAGCGCGAGAAGCTGTCCGAACTCATCAAGGAGTTCGACGCCGTGCTCAAACCCGGTGGTGTGGTCACCTACCTGGGCACCCCGCAGACCGAGGAATCGCTCTACTACAAACTGCCGGAACGCGGGTACGCGATCCGCGTGTGGCCCGCACGATACCCGCGGGATGCCAAGCAGCGACAAGCCTACGGCGAGAACCTGGCGCCGATCGTGGCCGCAGTCTACGACGCCGATCCGAACGTCGCCTGGACCAACGTCGAACGCGTCCGGTTCTCCGACGAAGATCTTCTTGAGCGCGAGGCGTCCTACGGACGCTCCGGCTTCATGCTCCAGTTCATGCTCGATGCGTCGATGGCCGACAGCGAGCGGTATCCGCTCAAGCTCTCCGACCTCATCATCATGGACGTGGACCGCGAGGTCGCCCCAGTGCGCACCGTGTGGGCTCGCGTGCTCGGCAACGTCATCAACGAGCTGCAATCCGTGGGCTTCACCGGCGACCGCTGGTATTCCCCGATGTACGTCTCGCCCGAGCTGGAGCCTTACACCGGCTCCCTGATGACGATCGACCCGTCCGGCCGCGGCGACGACGAAACCGGCTACTCGGTGACCAAGATGCTTCGCGGCATGATCTACCTGCGGCGCAACGGCGGCCTCAAGGGTGGCTACGACGACACCGTGCTGGAATCGATCGCGCACATTGCGCGGGCCGAGAAGGTGCAGCTGATCCTGATCGAGTCGAACTTTGGCGACGGCATGTTCGCCAAGCTGCTCGCGCCGGTGCTCCAGCGTATTTACCCCTGCACCATCGAAGAGGTCCGCCACAACACGCAGAAGGAACGGCGGATTGTGGACACGCTGGAGCCGGTCATGAATCAGCACCGCCTGGTCGTGGACCGCTCGGTCGTCGAGAACGACGCCAAGACCGAGAAGCTGTATCACCAGCTGTTCTACCAGCTGACCCGCATGACGCGGGAGCGCGGCGCCGTCAAGCACGACGACCGCATCGAAACGCTCGCGATGGCGGTGACCTATTGGTCCGATCAGCTGTCGCGCGACGTGACGCAAGAAGAGCAGCGCCGCGAGGAAGAGCTGCAAGAGAAGGACTACCTGGAGTTCATTCAGTCCTTCACGCAGGGCATCGCGAACGACCCCAACTACTACGACAACTTCTGAGGTCTCAATGAACAACACTTTGGCCGCGGCGATCTTCGTGATCGCCGCGCTTTACCTTGCCTACAAGTTCATCCGCCGCAAGCCGGGCACCGGCACCGGCCCCACCAATGGCGAAGGCGTCGAGAACCCCGGCACCGCCCGCTGCGCCTGTGGCCTGTGGACCGCCGCCGAATGCGCCGAGCGACGTGCTTGCTTTGCAGAGAAGGCCGAATGAGCATCAAGCGCTCCACGGCCCCAATCAAGTTCCTCACGATCCACTGCGCGGCGACGCCGGAAGGCCGCGCCAACACGGCCGCCGAGGTAACCCAGTGGGACACCGACCGGTTCGGCCAGCCGTCCTACCACTTGGTCATCGAGCTGTCCGGCCGCCTGGTCCGCACATTGGACGACGATCAGATCGGCGTTCACGTCGCCAAGAGCAACACCGGCAACATCGGCGTCTGCTACGTCGGCGGCATGTCGAAGGACATGAAGGTTCCGAAGGACACCCGCACGTTGCGCCAGAAGGCGACCCTGCGTGACGTGGTGATCGCCTACAAACGCAAGTACCCCGGCCTGATCGTCCGCGGTCACAACGAGTGGCCCGGTGTCGCCAAGGCGTGCCCCTCTTTTGACGTGAACGGCTGGCTAAAAATGGAGCAACTCTAACCGGCGTAAACGCGCAACACGCTCTGATCACTCTCCGCGACTACTTCTTCGCTTGATGCGCCTCCACGATCAAGAGGATTGTAGTGGCGGAGAGATTTAATGCGTATCTAGCAAGGTACTCTGGAACAATCAGCGGGTCAGCGCCCTGCCCATGTCCGGCGACTTTGTTTCGGACAGTTGGCACCCCGCTTTCAAGCAGCTGCCTCATCGAAGAAAACTGCGTCTGAAAATAGGCTGGAAACAGACCATTATCGAAGCATACGGCTATCAGATTCTTTGCTGTATCGTTTGGCTGCGTCTTCCAACCCCGCAGCTTACACACAGTTTTCATTGTGCTTTCAAGCGCCTTCAGCGCTTCCACCAGGGATTCTTTGAAACGCTTGTGGCGGTAGTGTTCATGGGCCTTCAAAAATTCGTCACTAGCCCCTTTAAAATTGTTGTCACGCAGGATAGCCAGAGTGGGTTTTACGGCCTCAGCATGAAGGAATTCAGAATCAACACGAATGATCTCTGCGCCTTCGAACTGATATCCGACTCCATGCTCCTTGAATCGGCCATTCAACTCAATCACTGCATCATCAAAGTCGATCTTTCGATGAGCATGATTTTTGAACCCGTAATCATTCTCCAATTTATAATCAACAAGCTTAAAGATCAACTCGACAACGTCGAGAGCGTATTCAGTTGACTTTTCATTCAAGAAATAATCACGAACAGCTTCGTGATGACTTTCAGCATGGCGCACAAGGTGAAACAGTCCGCGCTCCCGGCATAGCGCATCGTCAACAAGTTTATAAATACCGTTACTGTGGTAGCCGTCCGCGCCAATCATGTCTTGAAAGATGTGCACGATTTGCACGCGCAGTGGAACCGGAAGTGCGTCGTATACATAAACGTCTGGCACCTCTCCACGTGCTTGCTTCTGCCGCTTTGAGAACAGATTTAAGATCACAACTCCCCCTCTAGACGCGCCATCACTTCCGTTTGAGTTGGCGGGCGGAGTGGGGTTCGAACCCACGGTGGTATCGCTACCTCGCTGGTTTTCAAGACCAGTGCCTTAAACCGCTCGGCTATCCGCCCGTATCTGACCACCCCTGAGGGTGTTGACAGGGTTGGTATCATAGTATGAAACCTAAGGTGTACCTAAGGGTCTATCTTTAGGTTCCTACTTAAGTCTTCTATTTAGGTTCTACCGTATGTGGATCACTTAGGTAACACCTGAGGTGCTCCACCGGTTCTCCTGAGGTTCTCTTGTGCTGACCCGCATCGTCGCCCTCGCCACTACTCTGCTGATCCTGACCGCCTGCACTCAAGAGGCGCCGAAGGCGAACGTGGCGACGCCAGGCGAGACCACGATCCTCGACTTGGCCGATGACTCACCGGCTAAGCCGCCGAACATCCTTGAACAAGTTGCTGAGGCCGAGAAGCGTAACGAGGGTGGTCTCAACGCCCGTCTCCAAGCGCAACGCAAGGAGCGCGAGAAGGCCAAGGCGGCAACGCACTGAGAGGTGCCGCACGGGGCGCCGCGGCGCATCCGCTACACGCTCGCTCTGCGGTGAGCATGCCCGCTGTACGCGTTCCTGCTGCGATCCTGAGGTGTCTCAATGAGCGACAAGCCGACGTTCAGCCAGTGCGTTCCTTGTGGTCGCACTTTTCGATACGGTCCACACCTGTACGACGGGCATCCCCTGGCCCGGTCAACAAAATGATGGCCTGCAACAGCTGCTTGAAGTGCAACCATGATGGATGGGCGCCGGCCTACGAGCAGACAATCCTGGAACACTGCGAGCAAGGTAGCGTGGCCCCGCCGCCGCGGCTAGCGAACGGACGGCTGCCCGTGGAGTGAGCCAGGCGGTCAAATATCTCACCGCAAATTTCCGTGGGGGTATTTGACCAAGAAAGGTCAGCGCGTGTCCCCCGCCCACCCCTCGCGCCTCACGCACAGCACCCCCAAAGCGCCCCGCGCGCGCCTGCGGTTCCTTTCCGCGTCACCTACGGCGTCACCAGTTGACCTAAGTCGTTGACGTAGCAGGCCCTATCGCTGGATTGCTTATCCAGTTGTGCCATGCGCGCACATCATGCGCACCGCAAGCGCACCGATGCATGCCTGCATGCGTTCGTGTGCATGCACGTCTGTCTGTCCCTATCTGTAGTTTTGGCCTGGACGTACACACCCACGGTCCACCTGCGAACACCTGCGGTCTACCTGCCGCGCACTACCCGCCCACCTGCCGGCCCTGCCCCTGTCGTCCACCTAAAGCGCACCGGATGTCCTTTGCAACATTTCCCGAATTTGGGACTTGACGCGAACTCGGGATCATGCCAATCTATGTCCACGGTCAAACAACGACCCACCCGAGCCACTTAACGCGGCGCTAGGGGAAGCGATACGAACCAATCGACTCCGGCCCGTGCATAGCGCTACCGGAGCGGCACCCGAAGGGCCAGCGACTACGCCACACGGCAATCGCTGGGGAACCGAAGGGGGCCTAGCGGGATGAACTCCTGGCGATACGTGGGCGCTCCCGGATTGCTGTAGCTGCATCGTCCCACATCTGCAACAAGTAGCGAACGCAACACCAAGCGATTGACCGCCTGCTAACGAGACGGCGGAACCTGAGAAACAGGGTGGACGGTCCCATGACCGCCACAAGGCACTGTGAAGGTGCCAAGCGCGTCGGAAAGGACCGTGACGAACGGCCCGACCGATGAAACAACCGCAAGGCTAGACGCCCCGCGCCACTCACGGACACCGCACCGCGAGAATTGGCGATCACACGGGGTGAGTCTAGCCAGTGAAGCGGCTCTGAGGGTTGTCCGACCTCTCCCCAACTCTCGGGGCTGCTTCACTGGCTTGATTCCACTAACGCTGTACTAACCACGACAAGCGAGGCCCACATGGATGCTCAACCTCATCGCAGCTCAACCAGAAGAAGAACGACGGCGAAGCTTTGCCCAGTGCATCCCGAATTCGGGATCAATGCGGCATTGGCACAAGTCCTAGACGTGGTGGGAGCGCGTCTCCTGGCGACTATCGCCATCGGGGCTTTCGTCTCGATCGCTTACTGCGTGGGGCACAGCTTGTGATCCCCATTCGCATCACCCAACAGCGCGTCGGCGGTGTCACCTTCTTCCGCATCTGGATCGTCGGGCGCTCTTTCGTCCTCTCCGGGTGCCTTACGAAGCGCCACCACGTGCTCGCAGCCTGAGCACAAACACACCACGACACGGCCGCCGGAGTGCGGCCTTTTTCATGCCCAAGGATTGCCCATGAAACACACCCACAGAGAACGACAGCCGGCCGCTGAGACGGGTCGAGGTGAGCACGCGGAACTGTCCGCCGACTCACTCATTCAGCGGTCGGCTTCGAGCTGGCGCGAGTTCGCGCTGGTCGCCTTCGGTCTCGCTGTCCTCTTTGCCTACTGCTAAGGAGCCATCGAATGAAAACCATCACCCTGACCCCGACGTGGAGCGATTTGCTCCCGATCCTGCTGACGGTGCTGATTGAGGGCGCCGCCGAGGGCAAGCGAGAGGTCCGCGCAGAACTCGCGCGAATGGCGAAAGCCGCTGACCTGTGGAACGCGGCCAACGCGAAGGACGGTGAGTGATGCGCAGCATCTACGTCGCCTGTCTCGCGAGCTACAACGCCGGCACCCTGCACGGCGATTGGATCGACCTCGAAATCCTGGACCTCGAAGAGGCACGGGAAGAGATCGCCCAAATCCTGAGGGAGTCACCGCACCCGAATGTCACCGTGACCTGCCCGAAGTGCAGTGGCACCGGCGAATGGATAACGATGCGGCACGCCAACGGCTTCGAGGACAAAGACCCGGCCGGCTGTCAGACCTGCAAGGGCGTCGGCATGGTCCCCAGCGCCGCGGAATGGGCCGTCCATGATTACGACGGTCTCCCTTCGAGCTTCGGCGAGCACCCCGACCTTGATGAACTCGCCGCATACGTCGAGGCGGTTGATGAGCACGGGGATGCGTTCGTGGCGTACTTCGGCAACGAATCACACGCCGACGTGGCGAGCGCCGTCGAGGGCTTTAGCGACGCCTACAGCGGCGAGTTCCGCAATGCCGAAGAGTGGGCCGAGGGCTTCCTCGACGACACCGGCGCGTTTCAAGGCGTGTCCGACACGCTTCGCAACTACTTCGACTTTCAGGCGTATGCCCGTGATGCACGACTCGGGGGCGATATGACGTTCCTGGATAACGACAACGGCGGCGTATACGCCTTCAGCCATTGAGCACAAGCCCCATGCAACACGCCAAGCGCACCGAGACGCTACCTCGGAAGTTGCAGCGACTCAAACTGCCTAGTTAAAACCACAATCAGACGCAGCTTTCACCAAGCGGGGAAGCATGTCTGACGAAAGCACCCCACCCGCTGCGTTCTCCAACACCGCCCGAAGCGACTTAACCGCCTCACTCATGATGCTGGCTTTCGGTTTTGGTGAGTTCACTTGGGCTATTACCGTCTCGGCATCAGCCCGGACTTCTTCACGTACAAGCTCAGGCAATTCGGTCAGCCTTTGAATCAACTCCACCATAACGTCCAATAAGGGTGCAGATTTATCCGAGTTGTAAGTTTGTGTACCCGACGAATTCTGCTGAAATTGCGAGTTGTGCATCGCTCCAATGTTTGTGACGTAACTTATCTGCGAAGCAGCTTGAACCTCAGTCGGAGTGAAGGATAAGCCATCGCCCTTGACCCCTTTCTTTTCCAGATCCAAAGCCCAGGTCAGTATGTGGTTACGCACCTTATCCAAGACACCTACTAAAGAACCAACGGGCACGTGCAAAGACGGTGTCAGCGGAACCTCCATCCCCTTCATAATTGCGTTAGCCACCGCCGCATCTAGACTATAGGTGACTGTGCCATCGCTATTTCCAGCGACTACGCTCTCCAAACGAGCAACGCTATCGAAAACGTTAAATTTTTCGACAGTATCAGCCCACTTCTTAGGCATGTGGAGCAACTGGTAGCCTTGATAAGGGTTAAAGACATGAATTCGTCCCCGCAGCTTGCGATAGTCTGGCAAATCTGCGAGCAGCTTGTATCCGTCAAGCTCTTTTTCGATCCATGCCACCACCTCATCAATATCGAGCTTCTTCGAAGCTGCCAATGCCTTGCGCAATAGGTCAGAGACGGCGGTACTCTTATCTAGAGCTCCGTGCTGTATCTCAAGTATCAATCCGCTCATGCTCCCTCCAGTTAACCGATTGTGCCTTACAGCCTCTCTGACGACTACCTGAAATAGTGATTCATTCGCTTAACACGATGTACGGCGCACATTCTGAGATTCCCGCACCTTCCTTCCCGCATGGAAGTCCCCGACCGCGAACACACGATCCTCGCCTCGCCCTACTCCTCGCTCGACTGCCGGAGCACAGGCGGCGCTGTCATGCTGCGCTTCAACTGCGCGACGGTCGCCGTAATCCGCCCCGACGATCGCGGCGTGAACATCATGATTCACACCGGCAAGCACCACACGCTTTACGCCCGCGATCGAAGTGTCCGGCGGGCCTGCTGCGGCGTCGAGCGCTGGATTGAAGCGTTCTACCACGCGTCCGACACGAAGGCGCGGCGCAGAGCGGCACGCAAAGCGCTGTAGCACCACCACAACCCGAGTTCACACCCGAGGCGACCGCGAGGTCGCCTTTTTCATTTCTGGAGATGACTGATGAACACTGAAAGAGACACCAAGAGCGACAACACGAACGCCTTCCGCCAGTTCTCCGACGCGCTGCGCGCTCTCGATCTCACGGGCTGCACGTGCGCCCAGGGCAACAGCGGCTGCGCTTCCTGCGCCGGCCACGTGGCCTTGTTCGACTTCGGTCCGCGCAGTCCGCTCACGCGCCGCTGGGCCATCCGCTACAAGGGCACCGACGGCGGCGCCGAGAATGGCCCCGACTGCAAGTCGCCGTTCTGCGCGGTGCTCAGCGTGCTCCCGTGGGAAGGCCGGCAGGTGACCGCGCTGATGCTCGACGGCCGCGAGCTGCAGCTGACGCCGATGTCGGGCGCGCGGTTCTGCGTTCTGCTGCGCGCCAAGGGCCAGGCCGTGCTGGAAGCGTTCGAGGCGGCCACTTCACCTGCTGAGACGTGACCAGCTGAGAGAGCCAAAAGAGCACCTTTCCATCTCACAGCCCTGCGAGCCGCGCGGGGCTTATGTCTTACACAGGGAGACTCCCAAGTGGTCACATTGATTGCCGATCAGTACGGCCGCCCGCTGCTCTACCAGGACAGTACTGGGCATGTCTTCGATCCCTTCGACGACACGGATTCGTGGGCGTGAAGGGGTTCCTGGAAACCATATTCATCCGCCTGGGACAGGCGATCTTCCTCGGGATGCTCATCGGGGGAGTGGCGCTGCTATGCGGCGGATGGATCGCACTCATCTGACGCGCTCAGCACACGCGTTGATGGAACCGACGGCAAGCTGCGGTAGACCTGGGGCACAGTGAATTGCACGTCGGGCCAAGCACAGATGCGTATCGTTTCTCAGCACCCCTGACGTGCAACTTAGCCCACATTAGAGACGTAGGAATCGGCAGTGTTATACATCCCTTTTTTCAGAGTCACCCTGCACTTCTGCCGCCCTACGCCCTGGCAAAAAGGGTTCTGGCGGGACCGTATCGATAACAGACGAACTGTGATCGGTCTCGGTATTGCAATTGTCTCAATTGAGGGACATATTTCACATATTGGCTGAATCCAGCGTGGGTTCGGCTGTCCCACATCCACGGATTCCTACGCCATGACCCAGCTCACTTCGGATGAACTGCTGCGGGTGCTGCACACCGCCTTAGAAACGTTCAGGGAAGAAGTAGACAGCGACATCATCGCCCACAAGATTCTTACCCTCGTTGCTACCGCGCGTAACCCCGGCCTACAGCAGATTGACGTAGCGCAGCACGTTAAGGGCCTCACAACTTCCAGCATCTCTCGCAACGTAATGGATTGGAGCGAGCTGGATAAGAATCGAAAGCCGGGAAAGGACTTCATACAGCAGCGGCCTGATCCCGAATACCGCCGCCGCAATCTGCTGTACGTCACCCCAAAGGGCTCGCAGTTCATCGAGCGCCTCACCACCCAAGTCAATAAGGCCCTGGAACCGAAGGGCCGTTAAACCCTAAGGAATCCAATATGCCCCTGCGTCTCAAGGGCGAGCGCCCGAGTGCGGGCGAAGCTGACCGCCGCGTCTACATGATCGATGTGCAATCAGGCCATCGCCGCGAGCGGCTCTCATCCGGCACGCGAGATAAAGCACTGGCTCTACGCCGCGAGCAAATAGTCCTGGATGCGATCCAGGCCGACCCATCGGTTACTAAGCAAGAACTAAAGGCGCTGATCCGCGGCAGCGCCTACACCACCCTCTCAGCACTTCGCCGCGCGAATGAGACAGCCTGGAATTTCAAGCAGGCATGTGACCTCACCCTCGCTGATCGCAAGGGACACGGTAAGTCGAAGGGCTGGGCACTGGCGGCCTCGCGCGAAACCTACGCGACGAACTGCCGGATGCTCCAGAAGATTCTCGGCCAGTCCAAGCCGGTCGCCTCGATCGACCAGGAAACCGTTGACGATCTGGTCGAGACGCTCGCAGACAGCGAGAACAGCCCCGCCACGATCAACCGGAAGCTCTTCTGCCTGCTCGCCGTCTTGCGTTTCGCAAAGCGCGCTGGGCAGTACCACCGTGACATCCCGCACTATCGGCAGACCTCGGAAGCGGATAGCGCGCGCTTGTTCACGCTCACATCGTCCGAGGAAGCCGAGATATTCAGTGCCTTCCTCAAGCTCGACGAACGCCCCGAAGGCCCGGCCGGCGGCCACCCGATCGTGCGCGATGCAGTGGACTATCAAGATGTCCTCGTGTTCCTCGCGGACATCGGCTGTCGGCATGCTCAGGCGTACAAGGTCACCTGGCGGGATGTGGTCGAGATCGAGGCCGGTGTCGCCGGTGCGCCCAACATGATCGGAATCCGGTTCTGGCGCGCAGGAGAGCAAAAGGGCGGCCGGACACGCACCACTCCGGCCACCGACCGGGTGCGCAGGCTGCTGGACCGCAGGCGCGCTCTTGGGGGACGTGGCCCATTTATGGGATTGAACAAGCGTCGTGCTCAGGCCCTCTGGAGCCTGGCGAAAAAGGAAACGTCCCTCGCGAACGAGCCGGAGTGCGTCATCCACTGCCTGCGCCACACCTGCGCTACGCGCCTGCTCAACAAGACTGGAAACCTCAAGTTGGTCCAGGAGTGGCTCGGCCATACCAAGATCGAGACCACCGGCAACATCTACGCGAAGGCGCTGATCTCGACCAAGGTCGAAGCCCTCAGCGCGCTCCAGGGTTACGCGCTCGGAACGTCACCAATTGCAGAAACGCAATCAATCCTGGACCAAAATTCGTATCACGTTAGGATTAATAATGAGACGACCCATTGATGTGCTTCAGTAGCGCCTTTCGAACCTTTCGTCATACCTTACAAGAGCGGCAGCATTCATCGCCGGGTATTCATGCTCTCGGGCGTAGTCGAGCCCCGCATCAGCTAGCTTGTAGGCGTATCCGCCACCTCTAATTACGTCAGACAACCAACGAGCCCTTTTGAGCTGTCGTAGTGCTTGTTCAACATCAGCATAGGGATAAGGCGTAGGCGGATTCATAAAAGCAATAACCCTATCAACGGGTAAGTACCTCCCGGACACCCAACGCAAACTCTTAATGACTGCGTCTTGCACCTCATTGGGCACAAAGGCTGGCGCAGCGACCGGCTCAGGGAGCGGCTCAGGGACCGGCTCAGGGACCGGCTCGAGAACCGGCTCAGGTACTGGGGGCGTCATTTCAATCACCGGGGTTAGCCGGCGAGGCCAGCGGTCATTCGGCCACCAGCGCACCAACGCTAGCGCTGCAATCGCCGCGGCGAGAAAAAGAAGCACAAGTGCGAGATTGGGGATCGCCTGATCCGTCTTCAGCCATGCCCCGGCACTGGGTGCAATCTCGCCCACCGCCCAGGTGATGAAGTCGCCAAGGGTTCCACTCAGCGCCCCGATGGCCAACGCCCCGAGAATCGTCGCCCAACGGATCTTTTCTTTCGTCCCTGATTCCATACCTGTACCCCCCCTTCGTTTGCGCCTTAAGGATGCAGTTGAAGCCCCACAGCAGAATACTGATCAATCCGCACCCCGTGCGCGCCGCCTAAAGGTCTCGCCCCCGGGATGTCACCGATTGCAGAAACGCAATCAATCCAAGACCGCAACCAATGCCATATTTGGGATATTGATAATACAAATCCCTGACCCATAAGGGATTTTCGGTAATTTGCATGGTGCGAAAGGCGGGACTCGAACCCGCACGGGGGTTACCCGCTGGAACCTAAATCCAGTGCGTCTACCAATTCCGCCACTTTCGCGCAGCGCCGGCATCGAAACGAGGCGGCCGGCGCATTCTAGCCGGCGCGCGGCGAAAAATCGCCCAGCGATCGCGGTGGCCGGGACGATCGGCGCGCCCCCGGCCTACGCTGCGACCACAAAGGCCGCAGCCCGCCGTACACGCCGGCCGCCGCGCTGGTCCGACACCGCTGCGCACTCGTGCGTGATCGCCACCGAGCCCGCAAAGACACCCGTGCGACCGCGCAGCTATGCTCGGCGAAACCCAACGGAATCCCTTCCCGTGCGCGAACTGTTTCCCGAGATCGAGCCCTACCGCACTCACCGTCTCGCCGTGGACGACCTGCACGAGCTGCATATCGAAGAATGCGGCAATCCCGACGGCCTGCCGGTCGTGTTCCTGCACGGCGGGCCGGGCGCGGGCGTGTCGCCGTATCACCGCCGCTTTTTCGATCCCAAACGCTATCGGATCGTGCTGTTCGATCAGCGCGGCGCGGGCAAGTCGACGCCGCATGCGGAATTGCGCAACAACACCACCCAGCATCTGGTCGCCGATATCGAAACGATCCGCGAGCATTTCGACATCGAGCATTGGGTGGTGTTCGGCGGCTCCTGGGGCTCCACCCTCGCCCTCGCCTACAGCCAGGCGCATCCCGAACGCACGCTTGGCCTGGTGCTGCGCGGCATTTTCCTGGGCCGGCCGGGCGAACTGCGCTGGTTCCAGGAACTCGACGGCGGCGCGCGCTGGATTTTCCCCGAGCGTTGGGCGCGTTACCTCGCCCACATTCCTGAGGCCGAACACGACAATCTGACCGAAGCCTATTGGCGCCGGCTCGACAGCGACGATCCGGAGGTGCGCCTGGCCGCGGCGCAGGCCTGGGGGTATTGGGAAGGCGGCAGCACCACCTTGATCCATGATCCGGACGAAGCGGGCAATTTCGAACAGCCGCAGGTCGCGATCAGCGTCGCGCGCGCCGAGGCGCATTACTTCCGTCATCAGGTGTTCCTGCAGCCCGATCAGCTGCTGCGCGATGTCGATCGCATCCGCCAGATTCCGGCGACGATCGTGCAGGGTCGCTACGACATCATCTGTCCGGCGAAGAGCGCGATCGACCTGGCCGCGGCGTGGCCGGAAGCGGAACTCAAGATCGTCCTGGCCGGACACAGCGCGGCGGATCCGGCGATCGTGGATGCGCTGGTCACAGCGACCGATGCGCTCGCGGATCGCTTCGTTACCGCGCGATAG